GCTATCTCCCCGAGGTAGTCGCCTGCGTTACCTAACGATGACGCAGTATTTGTGAGCTCGACGTAGCCGTAGCGTGTCATAAAGCCAACTACTGGTTCAAACGTTGCTGGATCCAGCACAACACCTGAGCTCATGAGCGGAATGTATGGGCAATAGAACGCTGCTGCGTCTGCTTCCGACGTACCCTTGTAACCAACCAAGACTGGTGTCGTGTCAGCTGCATAGCTGTCTACGTAGATCTTCATTGCGCTGTTTAGCGTACCAACGAACTTCGTGTTGGTCGGAGCTTCGAACGTGCCTTCTGTGGTGCGAGCAAACGCTGATGTCGTTGCCGACTGGAGCACCGTCAATGCTGCTGACGATACGATAGCCCAGTTACCTGCGCCGCGACGTGTGCGTTGAGCGATCTTGTTAGCTACGCGATTGATAAGAACTGCTAATGCTGCGTGTTCATCACCAACGAACGTTGCTGTACCGCTGACGCTTGCTTGGTCATACGTTTCTTCCGTTGCCGAAAGTGCGCGTAACGAACCGAGGATTTCTTGGTCGATTTCAACCGTAATTTCCTGTGCAAGTGCTGCCATGATTTCTGCTTCTACATCAAGACCGTGCATTGCCTGAGCATCTTGAGCAGCTTCAAACGTCCAACGTGCGGACAGTTTGCGTGTCTTAGCTTCAACAACTTGTTTCAAGATCTGCACATTGATGCGCTTACCTGGAACACCTTCAAGTGCTGCTGTTGCATCTGCGCGGCCTGTTGCTGCTGAGCCGGAGTATGCCACTGCAATCTTGAATGGGCTTAATGCTTCATCGCCCGACGTTGTGCTTGTACCATAGCCCGAACCATCAGCCATGTTGTCTGCGTAACGAACGCGCAATGTGTGGATCTGTGCTACTGGACCGGTCATTGGCTGAACACCAACGATTTCGTTCGCAATAACTGTAGGCATAACACGACGAATCACTGGAAGGATAACGCGGTTCAGTGTAGCAATGTTGCCTGCTTGTGTGCCGCCGCCTGTAGCATTTTCAGCTAAGTGCTTGCGGGTGTTTTCTAAAACAACAGCCATGGACGAACGACGTGAACCTTGCAAACCTTCTAACAGGGCCTCCTTGGTTTCATTCCAACGGCTTTCTAGTAATGTTGACATTTTTTCATTTCTCCTAAGATTTTTACTTCAGCCCTGCTAACCGTTTGATATCGACAACATTGTCTGTGTCGTATTGAACGGATGGTTTAGCAGTTTTATCGCCCGTCATTGCTGTTCTCGACTCCGACAACACCCTCGCTTGTGGCTTAGATGCAGACTTTGTTTCGTTCAGCACTGCTGGTAGATACTTATCATATACAGAGCGCAACTTGCCCGTCTGTACGTTTTCAAGTAGATCTGACATCACCGAAGCTTTGTCTTTGTTAAGCGGACCAAGCAGTTCGGCTAATACTTGCTTGCGATTAACAGTCTCTTGAATGTTCTTCATTTCACGGTCTTTCGACTCAACCAATTTCTTGGAAGTAGCTGCGACTCGCTTTGCTTCTTCAAGCTGACGATTCTTAGCCTTAACCAGTGAGGACAGCTTTGCGATCTCTTTGTTCTCGTTTAAATGAGTAACTGAGAATTCACTTGCAAACGCTTCAAACAGACGGCGTCCAAACATGTTTTCGCGAGCAACCTGGATATCTTCTTTCAATTGAGTCAATTCAGACTCTAAACTCTTTGTAACAGCGTTCTTAACAAGTTCAGAGCTACGTGCAACGAATGTAGTTTGCATTTCTGCTAACTTCTTCTTAGCGCCAGCGATTAAGCGGACCTTCGTTTCTACGATGTCTTTCTTGTCTTTAGCGAACTCGCCGATTTCACCAGCTAGTTGGTTCATAACAAACTTTTCGAGCTTGCCTAAACTTTCCTTTTGGATCTTACGGTCTTTACGCAATTCCTTGATTTCCTCGGCCAGTTTTTCGACCATGAAATCGTTGAACTTGCTGCTTGAACCACGCATGAACTTCTGGAACTTCACGCGGTCTTCTGCTAGAGCTTGCTTCTCGTCCTTGAACTCAGCGATTTCTTGCTGAAGGGACTCTGTTACCATTTTGTCTAAAGCCTCAACCATTACGCTTTTATCGTGCTCGTAGCGGCGAGCGAATTCCTCACGTAGTTCACTACGTACAACTTCTTTAGCTTCAGCGAGCTGAGCTTCCCAAGCTTCCGTAATGGCCAGACGCGTGTCTTCGTTAATAATACCGCCGTCAACAAGAGGTTGAATAGCATTTAACATAACGTCTCCTAATTAAATTACATCTACTACATCTACTACATCTGATACTTGCATCATATTGCAAATATTTCGACTCTTTGTTTGCTTTTCGGTTAATGCAATTTTAAGCTTTGTTTCTTCAGTTTGCATATGACCAGGCTTGCCTTTCTTAGATTTACTAATTCCTGTTGCATTCTTCTGAACACGAACATCTAATTGTTTAGTTAAGCCTTTGTTCCAAGCAATTCTACCCTTCTTTGAGACAGATAATTTTTCTTTATGCTGTTTACTTTGTGGGCCTACTTTTTTACCAGAGACACTAAATTTTCCGTCGCCGTTATGCATATTATAACTGTTGACATCATTTTTAGCATCAAGTGAATTTAGATATAAACTTTCTAAATTCACTATATAATCAACTTCACCAATGGCTAATACTATCCGTTCCCAATTATTAGAATTCTCAAGAATCATTGGTTTAATTACTTTACTTGAACAGATATATCCATCGTTTGGATGGCATCCTTTGGCTGTTCTGCATCCTACATACCATTTACCAGTAGATAGTTCAATCCACATGTATAAGAATGCCAATGTTTTCATTTTATTTTCAGGTCTTTGATGAGGCGACATACTTCCTCACGCAAATACTTCTGAACTCTTGCGTCTGCACTGGCTTCACCTGCCATTCCAAGAACCTTGTGACCGCCCTTCATATTCATCAAGCCTTCATAAATTGCTTTTGGATATGCGTTTGGAGCACTTGGCTGTGCAACTACGTCAACTGTGATAATTTCGAAGTCACTCACGTGACCATTTGCCTCATTGACGTTACCGC